AAAGTGTCACTACCGAAAGGACTGAACGGCGATGCCGACGATTAACATCGACTTAACCGAGCTTCCGACATTAACCAATGATCGGTTCTATCCCCTTTACACGAATAAGGATAGATACTTGGTGCTGATGGGCGGCGGCGGTTCGGGTAAGTCGGTGTTTACGGCTCAGAAGATCATTTTCCGGCTGCTGACTGAACAAAAGCACCGCATATTAGTACTCCGTAAGGTAGCGAAGACGCTGCGCGAATCGGTGTTTATGGAGCTTAAGAACGCCATATACCGATGGGGATTGGAGAAACTGTTCAAGATCCCGAAGGGGACGAGCTCAGAACTGCACATCAACTGCATCAACGGTAATGAGATCCTATTTGCTGGATTGGATGATGTAGAGAAGCTGAAGTCCATTTCAGGCGTAACCAGCGTATGGATGGAAGAAGCCAGTGAGTGTTCCCCGGAGGATTTCAGGCAGCTTGATATCCGGTTACGCGGCAAGCACATCAACTACAAGCAGATGATGATTACCTTCAACCCGATTGATATCAACCATTGGCTTAAAAAGGAGTTCTTCGACAATCCCAAGCCAAACGCCACAACGATCCACAGCACATACAAGCACAATAAGTTCTTGGACGATGAAGCCATTAAGGTGCTGGAGGCGTTCAGAGAGACAGACCCATACTTCTACCAGGTGTATGCGCTTGGAGAGTGGGGAGTGCTTGGCAAAACCATATTCAACGCTCAGAAAGTTAGTGAGCGTATCTCATACCTTCGCGACCATGATCCATTGGTGCAGCGAGGGTATTTTGTTTATCAGAAAGATGCAGCAGATAAGATCATCGACAGCACCATCAAATGGATTGAGGACGACACCGGGTACATCAAGCTATTTGAGAGACCGCAACCGCAGACACCTTATGTAATCGGCGGTGACACAGCGGGCGAGGGATCAGATAACTTTATAGGCCAAGTGATCAACAACGTCACAGGCAGGCAATCAGCCGTGTATAAAAACCAGTTTGACGAGGACTTGTACGCAGAGCAGATGTATTGCCTGGGCAGACATTACAATTACGCGCTGGAGAGCATTGAAACCAACTTTAGCAGCCATCCGGTCAAGGTACTCAGCCGCCTAGGATACACAAATCAGTACATCCGCGAGCGAGAGGATACATTCACCGGGTCCATTACCAAGGCATATGGATTCCGCACAGATAAGCTTACCCGTCCATCGGCCATTGCTGAGCTGGTGAAGATCGTACGTGAGTCAGTTAACTTGATCATGGACATTGACACGCTGAACGAGATGCTGACCTTTGTACGCAACGAAAAAGGCCGACCACAAGCACAGGAAGGCGCTCATGATGACTTGATTATGGCCCTTGCGATTGCTTATTACAGCCGAGGACAGCAGGAAAGCAGATTGCTGCAGAAGGCAATAGAAACACCTGTAACACCATTCCCATTCCGCACAGACGAACCCACCGGAGGTGATTACGTAGCATGGTAGAACAAGCAGCAGAGCTTGGTGAGTTGCTTAAACTCCCACTCTTGGAGCAAGAGACAACCGCGCTAATCAATGCGAAGATGCGCGAATTCATAGGCGAGGTGAAGCCGACACCGCCGGAGATTAAACAGGAAGTTGAAAGTATCATGGCCGAGTGGCTTGGCGCACAGAAAGAAGGTGAGTAAATGGCAAAGGAAGAGCCAACAACGTATGACAAGCTGGCCGGCGAGGTGGAGAAGCAGTACAAAGAGGGATTAGCCTTCCTGCGTAAGATGGGTTACCTGGACAAATGGCCGGAGTACGAGCGATTCAGGGCAGGTGACCAGTGGCCCGCAGCGACACCGCGAACCAAATCACTGCCGCGTCCGGTGTTTAATTTGATCAAGATGATTGAGACGCACAAGGTCGCTAACGTCATGAGTGAGCAGATTAACATGCTGTTCAGCCGTGAAGAGGCAGACGAGACCATGGATCAAGATGATACCGGCGATTTGTTCAGCCGGTACTCAGCAGCGACCTGGGAACGTGTCAAGCAAGACGATCTGAACGAAGAAGCGCTGGACATCGCAGCCAACACAGGCACAGTGGCCGTACATTACCACTACGATATGAGCATCCAAGGAGGCGTGAAGTTTCCTTTCATCGGTGAGATGGATGGCGAGGTCATTGACCCGATCAACATATTCTTTGGCAACGAGCAGCAGCGTAACGTGCAGCGTCAGCCGTACATCATCATCAGCAGCCGTGAGAGTGTCAACAGCGTCCGTGAATACGCCCGGAAGAATGGCATGAGCAAGGAAATGGTATCCCAGATCAAGCCGGATAAGGATACACAGGACGAAGGATACGACTTGGCAAAAGTCGAGATTGACGACAGCAAGAAGATCGCGGTTATCACCAAGTACTGGAAGGGCAACGGTGGCAAGATCATGTTCTGTAAGATCGCTGGCGGCATGACCATCAAGAAGCCTACAGACACGATGCTGACCCGGTATCCCATCGCTGTGATGCAGTGGGAACGCCGGAAGAAGTCCATACGTGGTATTGGTGACACCGAGGGGCTGATCCCGAACCAGAAGGCTATTAACACACTTGTTGCTATGCAGATCCTCTCTGTGCAGCTCACAGGCTGGCCTAAGCTGTTGTACAAAAAGGGCGCGATTGATCCGAGCAAGGTGACCAACGCCCCAGGTGAGATGATCGAGGACCACCTGCCTGTGGGCCAGGGTGACGGAGCCAAGTATCTTACGCCGGGCAACATCAGCGCGGTCGCTGGTAGCTTGGTAGAGTCCATACTGACCTACACTCGGCAAATGACCGGTGCTGACGAGGCTGCAACCGGATCCGCGCCATCTGCTGACCTCAATGCAACGGCTATCATGCTGCTGCAAAAGGCTTCAGCAATCCCGATTGAGTCCATCAAGCGCCGTTTCTACTCGTTTATTGAGGATATCGGACGCATCTGGGAGGACATTTGGAAGGTGAAGTACAATCTGCCGCGTCAAGTCACACTGAAGGATGATGACGGCGAAGAATACCCGGCCATGTTTGACGGTTCGCAGTACCAGGATGTACCCATGTCGCTCAAAATTGATGTCGGTCCATCGTCCACGTACTCGGAATCACTCATGCTGTCTAGCTTGGACAAGGCTCTGGACCGTGGGGACATCGACTATATCCAGTACCTCAAGTATGCGCCTCACGCTGTGGTGCCGTTTAGGGACCGGTTGATGAAGGAATTGGAAGAGAAGAAGGGCATCATCGGGCAAATGGAGCAGTTGGTCGCATCCATGCAGCCGGAGGAAAAGCAAATGTACGATTCGATTCCGCCAGAGCAGCAGTTTGAATTCCTGTATCAGAACCTTCTCGCTCAACAAGCACCGCAAGCAGTACCGAATCAACCTACAGCCGTAGGGATGTAAAACATAGGGCTTCCGCTGAGACTGCGGTGGCCCTTTTTATATACAAATTTGCCCCAACCATAGGGCAAGGAGGCGTTATACATGGAAGAAACCGCCAACCATAGCGGCATTGAAAGCATTGAAGCACCTGTCACTGAAGTGACTGAGCCAATAGGAACACCTGAAGGAGAGTCTTCCCCACCACAGGAAGCGCTAAAAGGGATAAACGTTAAGTACAACAAGGAAGATCGCTTTGTGCCAGAGGATGAGGTACCGAATTGGGTCCAAAAGGGACTGAATTACGACAAGGTATCTGAAAAAGCCCAACAAGCCGAGCGATATCAGCAATTACTTGACCGTGCTGCACGTTATCACGATTTCGAAGATCATGAAGCATACATTTCTGCAATTGAAACAGCTGAAGAAAATGACCGCATTGCCGCAGAAGCCACACATTTAGGTGTACCGGAAGACGTGATACGAGAGTATGTGGAGCCACTTAAAACAAAACTCGATCAGTACGAAAAACGTGACTTGGAACGTTCCGAACAGGACGCGCTCCAGAGGGTAGAGGCTCAAATCTCCAGCATGGAGAGCGACACTGCCAACTATCCAAACTTTGCACAGCACAAGATGGACGTCATCAACCTTGCCGCAGCCAAAGGCTACAGCTTGGACGATGCCTATAAGCTCCTTACTTACGACACGCGGGTAACTACCGCATCGCAACAGGCCCAGCAGGAGGCCATACGAAGACTGCAACAAAACGCCGACAGCTCAACAGGCGCATTGGGCGCTGACGCACCAGAGCAAGCCACAGGTTATATGGCAATGTCTCCGGCAGAGCGTAAAGCGTTCCGTGAAGCCCAAAAGCGCGGACGACCATACTAAGGGGATGACTTACCATGGCAACATCAGTACAAGGATATAACGCAACAGCCGGAGTAAACGCACTTACAACGGAACAACATACGTATTTCCAGGACGAAATGCTTGACCGGCTTACTCCAGAATTGGTTTGGACGGAATATGGTGAAAAGAAAACCATTCCTAACCGCAAGGGTTCCACAACCAACTTCCGCCGTCTGAACTCTCTGGCAGTATCCACGACAGCGCTGACTGAAGGTGTGACGCCAGACGGTGTAAACCTGGATATCGTAGCTATCACAGCTACTGTGTCTGAATATGGTTCGTGGACAAAGATTTCCGAATTCATTAACATGACCGGGTTTGACCCGATTTTGACTGAGGCTTCTGGTCTTATGGGTGAGAATGCTGGTGAATCTATAAATGTGATTACACGCGACATTCTGGCCGCAGGAACAAACGTAGTATACGCTAATGGGAAAGCTTCTCGGGTTCTGGTAGCTGCTACAGACAAGATCACAGCAGCCGATATTCTTAAGGTGCGTCGCGCCATGAAGCGCAACAAGGTCAAACCGGTCAAATTGCCAGGCGGTGGATCTGGTTTTGTGGCTCTGGTTCACACGGATGTGGCGATGGACCTAATGTCCACACAAGAGTGGAAGGATCAGAATACTTACGTTGACACCAAAAACCGCGAGGAAGGCATGCTAGGCAAGATGTACGGCATTTACTTCAAAGAGGTTGATGAAGGCGTGAAGTTTGCTGGCGCCGGAGCATCTGCTGCGGACGTATACGGAACTATCTTCCTGGGACGCGGTGCTTATGGTCTGCCGGACATTGGCGGCAGCATGAAACCTGAAATCATCGTACACCCTGCCGGATCTGCTGGATCTGCTGACCCACTGAATCAATTCAATACCGTAGCTTGGAAGTGTGCTTTCACCGTGGTACGTCTGCAAGAACTCGCAATCGTCCGTTACGAATCTGGAGCATCCGTATAATTGAGGGGCCTTGTGCCCCTTTTTAAATTTGAGGAGGAATTAATCATGTCAGCAAAAACAGAACAATCAATGGAGCAAGAAGCAGCAGCGGCGGAACGTAGTGCAGCGCAGCAACTGAAGGAAATGCCGAAGGTACAAATATTGATCCCCGATGATCCGCAGAATCCTTCTGATAAGGTTGTTCCTATCGGTTTCAATGGTGTGGTCTACACGGTTCCCCGCGGTATTCCTACAGAGGTTCCGAAGGCAATAGCTGAAATTTGGAATGATTCATACTTACGTACCCGGGCGGCAAACAGTCGCATCGAAAACAGCACCAGCCAAGAAATCAAAGTGATGTGACTACGGCCCCGCAATGGGGCCTTTTTGTCTATTAAGGGGTGATACCGTGACATTACAGGAAATACTGGACGAAATCGCAGAGAAATACCCGCATGGTCTGTCCAATGATAGCGTGATCCGTAAGATTAATCAGGTGCAAAATGAATTGTTTCGAACCACATGCCGAGTGAAGTCAATGGCTATATTCAACTTGAAAGCTGGAATATTCGCCTATTCTTTGCCATTTCCTCGGTCATCTTTGCTAAGTGTAGTAATACAAGGCAGGGAATTTACTTACCAAGACACCAAACACGATTCAAATGTTCCGTTTTACTACTTTGTTGGAACCACGGGCATTGGAATATATCCCACACCAGAAGAAGATATCGACAATGGAATATCCATGTGGTATTACATTTCACCGAGTCCATTAGTATCAACGAACCTTGGCGCTGCACCTGAGTTAGATGCGGATTTTCATTTATTGTTGGTATATGGAGCTTTGGTTCAGATATGCGAATCCTTCAATGATGTGGCCATGGTCAACAATTACACAAATAAATACAATGGATTGTTAGAAGAATTTCACAAAGCTAATGATGAAACACCGGATTACCTTGTCATTGAAGATGTCATGGGGGGGTTGTTATGAGTTCGTCCGAATTGATTGCACAACAGTTTATTGATGGCGGCGTTATCCCTTCTGTATTGGGTGCGGAAGCGCCTGGAAATCATGCTGCAAAACATTTGCCTACAGGATCAGACCCAATACCATACGCAAATACAGTATCTGGCGGGTTAATGACTGCGGCGGCGGTTAATCAATTGGCTGATAATACGATTCAAATCGCACTAAAGGCTAATAAATCCTATGTCGATACGATCACAGCGAGTATTTCTAGCGGTAGCCCCAAGGGTACTTATGCGACACTATCAGCACTGCAAGCTGCTCACCCTACCGGAAACACTAACACTTATGTAGTTATCGCGGACGGTAAATGGTACTACTGGTCAGGGTCAGCATGGACAGCTGGAGCGGTGTATCAAAGTACAGGACTTGCGGATGGGTCAGTTATCCCGCCAACCATATACAAATCCGATTACTATGTTAATTTATTTAATCAATCAACGATAACACCTGGGTACTATCTGGATAACTCCGGGGTCCAACAGGCGCTATCATCTTTCTGCATTTCTGATTACATCCCTGTTGTAGCAGGTCAATCATATACGGTGTACGCAGTGGACGAAGGTGGTAACAGCCCCACTTTTGCGGGGAGTTATTACAACTCAAGTCATGCGTTTTTAACTCCGTTTACGCCTGGTGCTTCACCGCGTACGGTAACCGTCCCTGCTGGCGCGGCATATGTACGCATCAATATGGGTCTGAGTATGATAGGGTCCACGTATTTAAAAAATACGATCCCTGATAGGTATTTTATCGATTGGCTCAAAATAAAAACAACCAACTTAGAAAATGAATCGGTCACGCTGGACAAGTTATCCGCCGCCGTCAAGGCTGAATTCGGTTTATCTGCCTCACAATGGGCAGGGAAGACAGCAAACTTTTTAGGAGATAGCATCACATACGGATACGGTCTAGCAGATCGGGTAAATGATTGTTTTGCTACTTTGGTCAAAAACAGCCTTTCCCTTGCTACCGCTAATAACTATGGTCTCATCGGTACTAAGATCGGTAAGGTGGTGACTGGTGACGGTAGTTTTGTAGAACGATACTCAGCCATGGATGCGGCGGCGGACATTACATTTGTGATCGGCGGTACGAACGATTATGGGCATAATGCCTCAAATCATCCATACTCTCTCCCATTCGGAACATTTACAGATAGGGTGGAGACAACTTTCTTCGGAGCGCTTCACGTGCTTTGCAATGGATTAATCACCAAATATCCTGGAAAGCCCATAGTATTTGTAACTCCTACTCACAGGCTATCCTGGGACAGCGTTGGAGACGACTATGAAAATAATCCTGATACCGGGAAGAATCTGCGAGATTATGTTAACGCAATTAGAGAGGTTACTGAATACTACGGTGTGTACGTGTTGGACTTGTTCAAATCACTGAACATCAGTCCTAATGTGGCCGTTAATAAAACATCGTATATGCCAGATGGGTTGCACCCTAACGAGGCTGGTCATGTTAAAATGGCAGACGCAATAACTCATTTCACTTTGAATCTGTAATAGCGAGGAGGTTCTCCATGCGCAGTTGGACATCTTCACCAACAAAGTCAAAGCCGGTTATCGTCACGCTGGCTGATGGTATTAATCAATCCATAGAGTCCATAGAGCTTGCAGACGGTCAATGTACCGATGCACTCAACGTGGACTCTTTTATTTATCCCACGCTTCAGGTGCGTGATGGGTACGCGCTGCACAGTACTCCTACAGGCTATATCAACCGCATATTCAAGTTCCTTGGTGTTTGGTACTGTGGTAACGGAAAGGGCCTGTATCGGTACACAGGATCGGCGTGGGTTGCTGTGTATGAGTATGGCGACACCAACAATGACCGGCTGTGGGATGCGGCTATGTTTTTTGATGGAAGCAAGCTTTACTTCCTGGATGGATCTCTTCAATTGCGGCAATGGGACGGCACGACACTGACCACACTCGGCAGCGCACCGGCAGCGAGTACATTTCTTACAACCCACGCCAACCGTTTCTATCTAGCTAACCGCGCTGATAACCTTCTGAGCTTCTCAGGCCTTCGTGACGCTGCAGACTGGACCAGCACCAATAAATACACCGGCACCGGGAAGATCACGGTAGAAACACCGGACGGTGAGAAGCCAACCGGCCTTATAGCTTATGCTGATCATGTGATTCTCTTCAAAAAGTACACGCTTCATGAGCTATACGGCGAGGACAGTACCAACTTCCAGATGCAGAACCCTTACGGTGTAGGCTGTATCTCAGACCGTTCCATCGTTCCTACGAATTCGGCGCTTTTTGGCTAGGCCCTGACGGAGTATATTCCTACTCAGGAGGGGCCGCACCCGTAAAAATAAGCGATCCCATCAAAAATTACATTGCGTCCATCAACCAAGCTTACGCGAAACACTGCGTAGCTGGTACAGATGGGCGTTTTCTTTACCTGTCTCTGGTGACCGGGTCCAATACCATTCCAAACATCACGCTTAAATTCGACCTCCAGGGAGGCCGCTGGTGGCCGTGTAGTTTCGTGGCTACATCTTATTACCTGGATGGACAAACGCTCTACATCGGCACGTCAGGCGGTCAGGTGCTGAAAATGGGCGGAACAACAGACAACGGAGCAGCAATCAACTGGTACATTGACTACAAACCTTTGTCCGAGGGTGACGAAACAGTCCGTAAGACGATCAACCGACTTTGGGTAGTGGCTGATATTGAACCGGGATCAACGCTGAATGTGGCTTACGCAGCTGGTACTGAGGGCGGAACATGGAACGTAGTCAGTTCTACATCAAACGGCACCGGGGCCATTCAGAGCATACGAATACCGGTTATCGTGAGAACACCGGAAATATGGTATCGTCCTAGGCTGTATGGCACCGGGAAAGTGAAAGTATATCGTCTTATTCGAGAAATATCAGGGAGGAATGCTTAATGGCTTCATTTTCAATGCCTAATGTTGATGGCATGAATAGCGTGGAGGAACTGAAGAACGCAGTGGGTAAGATGGCAAAGGAACTCACGTGGCTGATGCAGAATCTGGACTGGAAGAACATTAATGAACTCAACATTCAACTCAACGGTGGGGCGGCGGTTACGATCAGTGAAGAGGGCATAGTGATCAGTGACGGTACGAATGTCACTTTCCACGCGGATATTGACGGTAAAGTTACCATGACCGGCGCCACTATACAGAGTGCATCTGGCTATCCCAAAGTGGTGATGGACCCATCCGGTAATTTGTTTGGTGCCTATGCTTCAGCGGCAAGTTATTTAACCATTAATCCGGTAGGGTCGGCGGGAGGATCTCCACAACTTTCTATAGTGTCGCCTACTGGGTATATGTTCTTGTACCAGGGTGGAACAGACACAAACTTCAACAGTGGTGGTGACTTGCGATTAAATGCTATGGGTGACTTGGAGTTAAATCTCAGTGGATCAACAATCGTACCATTTTCGCAAATCTATAATTTTGGGTCAACTGTGTCATTACAGGATGCGCTAAACGCCAAAGCCACTAAGGGAATATCAACATCCTCGTCAGGATCTGCAAACGGAGGCATCCCAATCGGAACTGTTTTAATGGTAAGTGGCGGCGGTACAGTTACCTGGAACGGGATACCAAATCATTCACATGCACAGAATTAAATGCTATACTTATCCCAAAATATAACATTGGGGTGCGGATCATATGAAAAAGATAGGAACACTTATCATCGGCATTATTATAGGTGTCGGATTGACGCTTTCACCACAAATATATGGTGCTTCTGTGAAGCTGCTAGGAAAGGACGTGGACAATCAATTGGAAGTCAAATTGAACGACAAGGTAATCGGTCAAGCTGCTGTAATTGAAGGAACCAGTTACATTCCTGTTCGTGCTTTCGCAAATGAGTACCAGCTCGAAGTCGCGGTTGATTCTAAATCTATAACATTGACGTCTCCTACGGCTGAAGAGAATGCAAAAGAAGCACAACGGCAGCAAGACGAATCTGATAAGGCGACAAAAATAACAACATTAAATTCTCAAATAGAAATTTCAAAAGCTAATGTCGAATCTTACTCTAACGGAGTAGAATATGCTGAAAAAAAATTAGCATCAGTGAAAATAAGTTACGACGAGGTAATGTCCAACCCGAACGGAAGTCAAGAATACAAAGATAGTGAAACTAAAAGATACGAAGGATTTAAGCAGACGCTCGAAAATGCTAAAGCACTGCTTGCAAAAGAACAAGCTAACCTCGCGGACCTCGAATCCCAACTCGCCGCGCTGCAAAAATAATTAAAAAGTATTGCCTACGGGTGATACACTGAAATAAATGATAGAACGGCCAGAGGACTCCTTAGGGGGTCCTTTCATTATGAGGAGGAAATAAAATGCCAAAAGAAACACAAGAAAAATTACACAAGACAATCGAATTATTGTGTGAGGACGTGCAAACCTGTGTTAATATTGGAATAAAAAATGGAGGCCACGTAGTTGGATTTCCCAACCTACCCGACCTCCTAAATTCCATTGCAAATCTGGTTAATGCTTCAAGATTTTAAGATTCGGACTCTTTAACTACAGCATACACGGCTTTGTAGAATTTTTGAATTTCCACAATATTATCCGCATTGGCCGTTTCAACAGTTGTGCTCATTCCTGAACTGTTTTTATTAAGATATCCATTTTGAATTGCAGCAATGACGATGTCTTTAGTAATCTCAGAAAAAGTCTGTGCCATATGTATACACCTCCTTCCCGACAGTACATTTTATAGTAAATGGTAAAAAATGAATAGGATTAAATTGTCAGGACTCCAAACGGGGTCCTTTTTCATTTGCAAAGGAGGCCCAACATGGCAACCACTTTAGGAAATGGCGTAGTGGACTACAACACAGCCACAGCAGACGCCAAGAAGAAGCTTGTGCAGAATCAGTTGAAGATCAACAATGATCCCGGGTATGTAGCTAGTGAGCAGCAACGGGCAATTCAGGTTATCGCAGACCGGCAAAAACAAGGGTTGGACGTAACGGGCCAGCAGAAGTATTTAACGCAGCAGTTGGGGTATAAAGCGCCGGCAGCAAACGCAGCAGCCACAACTACCGCGTCAGCTACGACAACACCAGCAGCACCAAAGACGAACGCTCAGCAGGGATCGGATTACATGTCTCAGATGGCGGCTATAGCTCAGAGACAGGCCACGCCATTCGCTTACGATCCTAACAGCGATCCACTGTATCAAGCAGCGCTGACCCGGGCAAAAGCAAACATTGCAGACGGAACCGCACAGACGGAAGCCGAGATGAACCGGCGCGGACTGTTGAACAGCACTATCACGTCTGATCGGTCCGCAGAGATTGGTGCTCAGGAAATGGGCAACGTTGAAACAACCGTCCTGCCGCAGCTGATGCAGCAAGCCTACCAGAAGTATGCAGATCAGTTGGCACAGCAGCAGCAGCAATTCAACAACCTTGGAACAGTGGCTAACTCCTATCTCAGTGAGGATCAACGTGGCATCGACAACACCAACACCCGGGCGAATATGACCGGCTACCTCCCAGGCGGTGAAGATGCGCAAAATCTATACACACAGCTCATGGACCTGAAGCAGAAAGCGGAGGCGAAAGGAATCACGGCTGCCGATCGCAATAAGCTGAGCAATCAAGCCACCGGAATTCGAGCAATGCTCTCACAAATGGGCGTGGATATCACGAACCTTGGTGCGAATACGAACTACAACACAGCAAGTCAAGTAGCTCCATCCATTCGTACACTGGCTGGTAGAGCCCAAGATACAACAGCTCAAGGACAAAAGTTCGATCAAGATCTTGCTACACGCCAGCAAAACACCTCAGAAAAACAATACGCTGAGAATATGCAATATCAAAAGGCGCGCGATGCTATCTCAGATAAACAGTGGCAACAAACATTTGACTACAACAAGGAGCAAGGTGGACTGGATTATGCTCTTCGTAAGCTCGCACAAGAAGATTCCTCTTCCTATCAACAAGCCCAGGTAGCGCTGTCGCAGGATGATAACGCTAGAGCATGGGTGACATTAGATGCACAACAGTCTGGAGCCGCAGCTACATCTGGTCTTACACCTAACCAGATATTAAGCAGCATGCAGAGTCTTTACACCGAACCTGTGTATGTCACTGATCCAGATACCGGAGTTCAAACCAAAACAGGAGACAAGATTACATCCGACCCGGCGAAGCGTAAGCAAATGTTCGAATCCGTTGTCGATTCTGGACTGAGTGACACCGAAACCAATCAAATTTTGTTATCACTTGGCATGACCAAGAAAGAAATTGATTCACTAATCAAACAATACTCGGGGGAGTAAAACCCGGCGTAGCATCCGTTAAGGTGCCGACAGCATATGCCGGGTTATTTTCGTCGGCTCAATCTAAGTACACTCGCCTTCCAGACGGACTTTTATCTGCCGTAGCAGACGCAGAGTCTGGATTTAATCCAAATGCAAAGAATAAAAGTGGAGCCTCTGGGATGATGCAGTTCATGCCAGCGACAGCGCAAGGGTATGGTATAGATCCATTTAACCCATCCCAAGCAGTAGATGCGGCCGGAAAAATGCTGAACGGACTCATGGCAAAATATAATGATGACTTGTCAAAAACACTGGCCGCTTACAACTGGGGCGGAGGAAATGTAGACAAGGCCATTAAGAAATACGGCAGCAACTGGTTGCAATACGCACCAACAGAAACAAAGAACTACATCAAAAAAATATTAGGACGGTGAGGAAATGGCTACTTTTGACGCGGTTCGTAATCGCAAAAGAGGTGAAGAGGCTAAACAGCGTGTGTTGTCACGGACCTATTCTCCCAAGGAGGAACAGCAAGAAAGTTCGTTTTCTGCCGTCCGCAATCGAAAAATGACTGACACTGATTCAACAGATCCAGCGGCAGCAGCAAGAACAAGGATGATTCTAGGCGATACCTTGGCCGGAGTTGGTGTGGGTTCCCAAGTACAAGGTTTCAATACAACTCCTGTACAGCAGAAAACAGTAGATTTCAAAGCCGATCAAGCCAAGAAAAAACAAACAGAAGCATTTGATGGTAAACTCCCAGCACCGTCAGTTCTAAATATTCCTACAGCGCCCTTGCAGACACAATTGCAGGGGCGTTTACCTGCTGCGAGTTCATTAAATCAAACTGGTGGAGGTCCGGCAGATGCATCTCATAACTTTCTCTCCACAGAGTACGACATCCGGGACAAGGCTATTGATGAAACAAATATCCCTGAAGCATTGAAATACCCATCTAGGGCAATGAACGTCTTAGCATTCGGTAATCCTGTGGGGCGGTTTATTTCCAACTCATTCGCGGGTAACTCCGGTGTCACTCAGCGTGACTCTACAGGTAGTGCAGCGGCGGACAAGGTATCAGACGTCATCAATCAGTTTGTAACACCGTTTATTACTCCTACCGGTGCACCAGTTGGTTTAGGGCCAAACGCTGCGCCGTACGAAGCCGCGGGTAAACTGATGAATACCAAGGCTGGTATGGCGGTCACTAATGCACTATCCAGGATCATTCCAAAGGTATCTCCATCCACGGCTAACAATATCTCCCGGGTTGGTTTGACCGAAGGAGTTGCTGGAACTGCGCAGAATGTCGCTGCCGGACTCATGAATCAGCAAGACAGTAACCGGGATATTGCTACAAATGCTTTGATAGGCGGAGCTACTGGATTGGGATTAGGTCTTGTTGGTGGCGCTGCACGACCTGTACTTGATCGGTTCGCAGCGGTTCGCGCAGCAAGAAAGGCTATTAATTCAGAATCACCGTCAGTCGAAGCGCCAGCATCAACAGTAGAAAACACTCCGAACGCACAGAACATCAATCCATCACAGGAGACTGTTGTTCCAGCGCAAGAACCTAAGATTGTAGCTCCTGAATCAAAGCCAAATTCTGCTGAAGAAAACATAAGTGCTCGTGATAGAGAAATCCTGAGTAAGCCAGCATCTGAGTGGACACAAGAGGATATTGACTATGCCATGCAATCTTCGAAGGAACTGGAAACTGCGGGGAATAAGTCTTCTGCGGCACAGGAACCGGCTCCAGTATCTGAACCGGAAACACTAAATGCCACATCTAAAACTGAGGTACAGGAGGTTGAGGAAGCCATACAAGCGGTCAACCAGCCAAATGTAAGGGACAAGGTTTACTCGTATCTTGACGAGGCAGAACAGGCTGCTAGAGAGCGTATTGCTAAGCGCAAAGGTAATCTCAACTCCAATCCGTTACCTGAGTGGGCAGATTATGCTGTGATCATGGCCTCCAAGCTTGGGAAAGGAACCATAAAGACAGCTAACTTTACTGAGGAATTGGTTAAGGAATTTGGCGAGAAAGTACGTCCCCATGCAGAGAAGATCCTGCGGATGAGCCGAGAGGAATTGCGGAGACAGGAACGACTAGCTAGTGATGAAGGTAAGGCAGCAGCAGAATTCAATGCTGCTCCTGAAGGCGATGCAACGTCATTCGCAGAAAAAATCAGCCGTAATGCACCGAAAAAGTCAACTCCGTTTGCAGAGCGCTGGCAAAAATGGCGTACACAGACTACAGACGATCTAGCGGCCCTGGAGACAGTCGAAAAGAACGTTCGCGGTGGAAAGTTAGCCAGCGCAGAAGACAGCCTATATAAGGCTGCTAGAATGTTCAAGGGTGCACCTGAACGGGCAAGCCAAATCGTGCAGGATCGACTTGGATCAGTAATCAAAAAGGTTGAGCAATCTGGTAACTCCGTGGAGGACCTGGAACTGTACGCTCTCGCTAAACACGCTCAAGATGTTAACGCGGCCGGATATAAATCTGGATTTACTAATCAAGAAATCAAGTCAATTCTGAATGAATTCGGATCTGATGAAATGAATGCCGCACAGCAGGAACTGGTTAAGGTTAACCGCGACATGCTGAAGGAACTGGTAGACAGCGGAGTGGTATCAAAGGAACTATATGATGTTCTTGGTGATCGGTGGAAGAACTACATCCCGTTATTCAGAGAAATGGACAATGAAAAAGTGGGATTTGGCGGTGGACTATCAAGCGCTCTTGCCAATGTAACCAGCCCAATCAAGGCGTTGCAAGGGTCGGAGCGTAAAGTTATCGCCCCACTGGAAAACATGGTGAAGAACATCTTCCAATCGGTCAACGCGGCAGAAAGAAACAAAGTATCTCAGCAGATTCCGAAGCTTGCTGAACTTGATGAAAACGGGACATTCTTCCGTAAACTTACCAACGCGGAGCAAGTCGGAGAGAAAAACGTAGTCAAGGTTAAGGTGGACGGAAAGGAAGTTAGGTACGAGGTACAGCCGGAGGTGTACAAAGCGCTGATGAACCTGGACCAAGAGTCCAGCAACACGCTGATGAACATCCTTGCTAAACCTGCCAGCTTACTGCGTGCCGGGGCTACTTTGACACCAGAGTTTGCGCTGCGTAACCCGATCCGTGATATTAACAACGCCTTCGTTGTCTCGGAGAGTGGATTCAACCCCATCACTGACTTCGGCGCCGGGCTAATACAGACGATAAAGAAGGGTCCGCTGTACAAAGACTGGATTGACAACCTTGGAGCCTATGGAAATACACTTTCCCTGGATCGAGACGTTCACAAAAAAGCTTTAGAAACCGTGCTGAAGCAGCCGAATTCAAAGAAATTTGTCAATTTGGTGAATGGTAAATCACTAATCGGACTACTGAGAGCTATTTCAGACACTACGGAATCAGCAACAAAGGTCGGTGAGTATCGGGCAGCACTACGTTCCGGCGCCAGTAAGCAAGAGGCGGCATACCGTTCACGTGATCTGATGGACTTTGCCCGGGCAGGATCAAGCATTCGTCCGGCCAATAAGATTGTGGCCTTCATGAATGCCAATATTCAGGGTAAATCCAAACTGATTCGAGCTATTAAAAACGACTGGGTTGGTGTTACTACGCGAGGTGTTGTATCAGTAACGATTCCGACAATTGGAATATTCATCTTAAACCACAAGTATGCCAATGATACGCAGAAGTCCACCATCAGCAACGCCTCAGACTGGATGAAGGACTCCTTCTGGCTGATGGCAATCCCGGGAACCGATACAGTAGCCCGGATACCGAAGCCGTTTGATCTGGCGACATTATTTGCAAACCTTCCAGAAAAAGCGCTCTCCTACACACTGGATAAAGATCCAGAGGCGTTTGACGGTTATGTGAGACGTTCACTCAAAAGCGCATCTCTTCCTTCTCAGATATCAGGTATCCTGCCGGTGATCGAGGGTATGGCCAATTATTCATTTTTCAAAGAGGGCGCCATTATTCCCCGGGCAGAGCAAGGATTACAGTACTCAGACCAGTATGACCCGGTTCGCACCACATCCACGGCCCGGATTATCGCGGGAGGCGTGGAAAAACTGACAGGCGGAAAGGGATCATTTAAGAACTTCAGTTCCCCGCGCGTGATCGACAATACCCTGCAAGGATTGACTGCCGGTCTTGGTAAGTATGCTACAGATGCTGTTGACTTCATCCTTGATAAATCTGGAGCATATGAGCGCACTACAAAGCCTTCAAAGTCCATTGAACAGGCGCCGTTTACCCGGTCTTTCCTCGTTGATCCGAATCAGGGAGGTAAGGCTATGGATAAGTTCTACATGAAGAAAGACGAGCTCACGAAAGAAAAGGCATCTGCTAAGCTCAATAAAGAACCATTCAAGAATCAAGGACAACTGGACCGGATCAATAATGTATCTGATGCCGTTAGCGACATCAATAAATCAATCAAGGCTATCGAGCGCGGCCCGTTATCAGCCAAGCAGAAGCAGTTGAAGATCGAACCGCTGATTAAGCGCCGGAACGAGTTGGTGCAGCGCATTACACAAAGCCTAAAGGACAAAAAATGATGAAGAACCTCATCCAGTACGACGAAACCGAATTCCAGGACGGACTAACCTACTGGGCGCTGGACTGGATCACGCACCTATACGGGGCAGAGATGGCGGAGTTACTTGACCCGGAGGTGGTGCCGATAGATGTGGGGAGCAGCGGACACAATCTACGATCTGATTTACTTCGTACTTCGTAACTTAAAAGATTTCCGATGGGAGGCCCTTATAGGGTACTCCCTTTATTTATTCGGCAAGCGCAGCGGCATGAAGATGTTCCGCAAGTTCATGACCGGACACTTCCCTTACTTAGCCGACGAAAACGAGGACTGGCGCAGATGGGCGACAAACCAAATCGAATTGTTAGGTGGGCGAAAATGGCAGCCGACAAAGCAGTATGGGCGTATGAAACGATCCGCGAGAGTGGTTCAGAAGAGCTTAACTATCTCATTAGCCTTATCACTGGAGGACACCCTCCGGGAAGGAGTGTTAAAGATGGCAAAGAAAAAAGTGAAGATCGACCCGGGACACGGGGGGCATGATTCTGGAGCGATTAGTGTCACTGGCGTGAAAGAGAAGGACATCAACCTCGCAACCGCGTTGAAGGTCGCGGAGTTGCTCAAGCCTAATCCAAACATTGAATGCACCTTGACCCGGACAACAGACGTATTTATCGAGCTTAGTGAACGGGCAAAGATGGCGAATAAAGAAAAGGCTGACGCATTTATATCCATCCACGTGAACAGTTTCAAGGACACATCTGCAGGAACTGAGACGGAGTACACGCGGACCGGTGAAAGCGAGAAACTTGCTCAGATTGTGCAGAAGCATCTGGTGAAAGCAACGGGATTCAAGGACCGCGGCATCAACAAGTACAACCTTGCAGTGACCCGGGAAACCACAATGGCCGCAGCGCTAACAGAGCCGGGATATTTAAGCAATCCAGCGGAAGAATTGATACTCGTATCACCGGACTTTATACCGCGCTATGCTGAGGCTGTAGCCCGCGGAGTATGTGAGTACCTAGGTATTCAATACGAGGCGGTACCGTCCAACACAAACCCAGTCACCGTGCGTATTGGAGCGCTGGATATCGAACAGCCGGGCATTATCATTGATGGCCGCAGTTGGGTACCGGCTAAACTGACATTAGGCATGTTAGGATTCCTGCAATGGACATTCTCAAATAAGACGATCTTAATCAACGGCGTGCCGGTAGAAACCAAGATATTCAACAGTACCAGTTATATCCGGTCTGTGGACCTTATGACACTCGGCCTTGTGCGCAGCGTGTTCATGGAGCCGGACGCATCCAATCCAAAACGTGTATTGATTATTCCGAAGGAGGGGTAATAATGAAGGATATATGGGATCAAGTACAACCTCAAGTGGCTACGGTGGTGGTGTCGCTCATAGGCATAATCGCCACTATAGCGCTCTCTCTGCTGGCTGTGCTGCAAAGCAAGGTAAAGATATGGTTAGCGAGTAAAACGTCCCTGGCAGACCGTGAACTGATCCATAAGATCGCTTTGGAGGCTTATGCGTTTGCTGAAAAGGAATTCAAGACTCTGGGCGGACCAACAAAGTTATCAGAGGCTTACAACTATGCATCTAATCTATTGCTGAAATCCGGCATGCAAGTGGCGCCAGAAGAAATTAAAGCAGCGATTGAGAAAGCGGTGCTTGATTATAACCAAAAATCCAAGTCAGCATGACAAGTAGGCCATCCTTAACCGGGTGGCCTTTTTTAATGCAGTTATCCACATTGTGGACAATTATGTTACTCGGGTAACATTTGGGGTAACAAAATGAACTGGTATGCCATGATATAAACGTGAAGATGTTACAAATCTTTTCGATACGGATTCCTTGGAAATGCCGAAATAGTGGCTATTTACTGGTATTCCGTTGTACGGTTGTGAAGATGTTACAAATCTTGTGCGATACCAAAACCATATCGTTAAGTGTTGATTTACCGGGATTTAATTAGGTTATTATAGTGTCGGGTAACATTTGGGTAACATTCTGGTCTCTGATGATCGGATTTTTAAGCAAATTGCTGTATTTTTCGACCGCATCACGCTTCTTGGGTTTAGTGGTATGCAAGTAGACACGAGTGGTCATTTTGTCATTGGCATGTCCTAACATTTCCATTACCTGTTCCAAGCTGACTCCAGCCTCAGCCATCAGTGACGTGAACGTGTGACGCATGGAATGGGGTGATAGATCTTTATCCAAACCAGAAATGCGTATTATCCTTTTCATCCTTTTATTGATTACAGCTTCCGGGATAGGGTATCCGAGATACCTACCTTTTTGCTGCCCGAATATAAAACCTTGATCATAGTATGTCGGATTGTTATGTTTGATCATTTTACTTTTTTCAATTAAACCCAACATCATAGTTGTGATCTCAGCGTCTATCTCCAACTCACGAATAGAGGATGTTGTCTTAGGCGGACCCAATTCAAATTTTTTATAATTATTGGTCTCGTTAGTATAGTTCTTAATGATTTTAATTTTATTTATTGATGGTTTAAATGCTTGCTCCTGTAATCCTTCTAGTTCCCCAATCCGTATCCCCGTATAAGCCAACATCGTGAATATTTCATAATCTAAGGGTACTCCAAATTTGTATGCCGTATCAAGAAATATTAGCAGCTCATCACGTTCTAAGAAATCAGGGATGTCTTCCCATTGTTCAATTTCTTCAACGGTTTGGTAATCTTGGGGCACATGAGCATCTTTAGCCGGGTTATCTTCTAAAAATTTATGTTTTATTCCAAATTGGAAAATCATTTTTGCAGTTGTATGTGTGCTGTTTATGGTATTAGTTGTAAATTTACTTTTAAACTGTTCATGAGTACCTTCTTTTAACTGTATCAGAGTAGTTTGGTAATCCTCATGCGTGATCTCTCGGACTGGTTTATTAAAGCATCGGCTGAGTCTATTTATGTCGTTGTTGCGAATTCTAATGGTATTCATTCGTTTCCGTTTTCCTGTGACCTTATACGATTCTAACCATTGTTCGGCTAATTCCTCCAAACTAATATTAAGCCGTTCCTCTTCCTTTTTCGCCTCTTCAAGTCTAAGCCGTTCCTCGGCTTCTCTACGAGCCACATCCTCTGGTAGAGTGTTAGTCTTGTATTGCTCCATCATGATGGCTGCTGCGGCCTCTGCGTCGTCCTTAGTATCAAATCCGCCTCGCTTCTTCTGATTACGGCTGCCGTCCGGCTTCTTCCCCAAATCAAGCATAAACGCCCACTTGGCGCCACACTTACACTTCTTTTTCTTCAGACCAGGGCATTCGCAATGAGGCTTATAGTAATGTCCTTTCACCTGGATCACTCCTTCAATCTCTCTATGTCTGTATTGTAGGGGAGGGGTAACAAAAAGACCATACCCGGATTGAGTATGGCCCCTACAAATGGTGTAATTATTTAATCCTTTTCACTGCTATTTTATTGTCCATTCCGTCAACTATCATGTAATATGTTGTTCCGTCTTTATATATTGTCACTTCAGGTCTATACAGATATGTGTACTGGTATTCATAACTTGTTTGTTCCCAGATCTGATTATTTGTTAATTTAAAAGTTGTACCTTTTTTGAATCCTCTAAAATTACCGTTGATATTTGAAGTAATTGTATTTGTGTTTGTATTTGTCTGTACTACGCTTGAGGTATTAGTATTTTTTGAATAATCTTTAACAATTGCATTTCTAATAACCTGATTTTCATCTATGGTATCAGCTGCATATTGTGCCGATGTATTACCGTCTACTTGAATGGTCATCACTGTAACACCATTACTTCTTATATCAGTATACACAAAATCCAGTTTTCCAGGATAATATCCAGCGTAAAGTGCAGGCATTGTATAAAATAATCCTGTTTCTGGTGTTGAAAGTATTTCTGTAACAAGATATAAATAAGTACTACTCTCTGTATACACTATTGAAGCCTCGCTGAATTTTAAATCACTTTGAGATAACCGTTTAATATCATTAAGATATGTTCTGTTGATACTTTGCACATCTCCAATGTAAGGAGTTTGAGGAGACACCTCATATGCGAGTGCATAACTAGATTGTCCGGTAACAACCAATACAAATAAGATGAGTACAATAATGATTTTCTTCATAATTATTTCCCCTTAATATATCCGCATCGGATGCGGTATTTACTATGTGTTCCTCGTCATTTCCCAACAATTACTATAATTTACTTGTCATATTTTACGCAATGATAACTAATAATACAATCACAATTATAGGTATCGGGAGGGGAATTATGGAAATACTAACCGTAAAAATGTTTGATCGGGTTGGTGACTCCAGCGATATTGTTGCGCTTGATCTAAAAGATGTGAATTACGTCGAAGTGATGCGAGTTAACGGTAATTCATCCAAAGTCCTCGTATACAACACACCAAAGGGATCGCACCTTGCAATACATACACTTAGGGATGCTCTCCTTGCGTATCGTTCCCAGCAGTTTGAACTTTACGATCAGTCTACAATAGTTAATACTAAACAGATCCAGAATATTAGCCCACACCCAAATGGATCAATTATTACATTTTTCGACAACAGTCACACAAAAGTGAGGAAAAAATTCAAAAATCACTAATGTCAACTACCCTCCAGCACCACTAGAGGGTGGTTTTTTTTCCTTGATTAGACAGAGTTTGAAAATTTAAAGAGTTATATTAATGACATGAAATAATTAGTACTTATGGGTAGGTGATTGTTACATAAATATGTATTATCATTGTAATTAGTTCGGTATTCACTGAACTTTCCACCGGGTCGGAGCAGTATAACTGCTCAAGCCTACTCTTCCACTATTTCGTAAATTTCGTCCATTGAACAATTTAATGCCTTTGATATCGTCATTAGTGTTGGCAAAGACATTAACGTTTTATTGTTCGAGTATTCAGATATTTGGGATTTGGCGATACCGGTAATATCGCTTAGCCATTGTTGGCGCAGACGTTTCTTACGTAATATTGGTTTGAGTAGGCAACGACCAGGTTTGTAACCCATGTCGATGTCACCTATATTTTTTTTATTTAAAACACGAACATACGTTTTGTTTAACCCAGTGATGTGGTAATATTAACAGATCATCGCTGCAAAAACTCTAAGGGGTTGTTTCAATGGACAAAATAAAGATGGATATAACAAGGGAAACACTGGAAGAACTCGGAGTGCGGACAAGCTGCATCTTGCAAGGTATTGAATCAATGGACCCATTAACCATGAAACCAGAGTATATTAAAGCTTATCTTCTTTTACGCCAAGCACAGCAGGATTATGTTTCTTCATAGACCGCTCAGCCCTGACCAATGCGATAAACCTTCTTACGTCGTCATCGTCCAACTTAATCCCGTCTACGATAAAGTCCATATTGTTCATGATCTCTTCATCCGTAAGATCCAAGGAATCAATTAAAACCCGGGATGGTTCTGATAAGATCTGTTCTGGGTTATCCGTTCTTCCTAATAAGTAATCAATTGATACAGAGAAGTAATCAGCTATAAGTTCTAAACGCTCCCTTTTAGGCAATTCCCCCCTTGTTTCATACCTCCTTAGTGATGAAGATGGAATATCCAAATCTTCAGCTAATTGATCTTGGGACAGGTTCTTTGTTTTTCTGAGTTCTTTCAGCCTGTGTTTGAACTCATTTTCCATGTTTGACACCATC